ATCATGCTTCCTAAAAAAGGGATCAATTAAGAACCCTGAATAAGCACAGTTATCAACTTTAATGTTACCCGAAATAGGGTCTGTTCTGTAATCCATCCATACATGCAGCAGGTTCATCCCTGAGATCAAAGATCCATGGAATGCATCTGATACCGTATTCAATACACCTTCAGTATTGTTAATCCACATTAACACCTTTGTTAACTGATCAGCAGTCTGAGTATCACCATTCTCAACGCCCGTAGCCTTAATAGACTTTCTATTCCTACGTTGATGGCCCGATATCATATTAACGGTAGGGCGAATTCTATTGAAACTATACTGATGCCCCCCATAAAAAGGAAGGCTGCCTGAACCATAGGTATCTTTAAAAGCTGATTGGTCTCCAGCTTCATAGCGACCACATAATGCTCCCTGATCCCACATCGTCTGGTTCATGCTTATTCCCTCATTATAGGAATTCTCCATGATTGTCTTGATGTAGCCGTTCTTTTCATCAATATACTGCGGGCCAATATTAGGAAATAACATTGAGGGTGTTCCCTTTATAGCTAAGATAATTTACTATTCGCTACAAGCTTAGGGAGTGGGGGAGATTAGATCAAGTTTTGAATGGAAGGCGTAGAAGATTTTAGTTATGCATACAATCGTTAGGGGCAACAAGCTCGGTGAGATATTTCTTGGGCATCATACCTTCCTTCACAAGATCCCTCAAGACACGGTCAGCAAGAGGTGTATTGAGGGCAATAATACACTTACACACCAACTGATAACCATTATCTTCAACAATAAGAGCCAAGCAGTTCTTCTTTATAACCCGGTAATGATAAGATTGCTGCAAGCGATCAGGCACGGGACAAAGAACGCCGAACATACATAATAAAGCGACAATAACTGTTGTATTCATAGGGTAATCGTAGGTATAAGGTGTTATAACACTGACTGGAGCTGACCAGAGTACGTAATTATACACGATGATAGCATTGATTCAAGGGATACATACGCTCGTTATTGAAAGAATCTCGGAAGCGTACCCTGGTTACCTCGACGGGCTTCCTGGAATTGCTTCTCAAGCTCCTCAGCTGTTAGACTGTCACGCGTCTTAGCCAGAGATATGCATAAGTACCGAAAACAGTCAGAATAATGACTGTGAATATCATGGAGAGGATGTCCCTTATATACGCCCTTTTTGGCATCATACTCTTGCCTGTAGTTCTCTAAAGCCTTAATCAATGGCTTACAATTCACCTCATCAATCCAGATCTTAGCAAATGAAGAGCGTACTGCTTCAATACCATCCTCAATGGAAAGCGATGGTGCTGTAACGAAATCTATCCCCAATTGCTTAGCCTTCTCAATACGTGTGAGGCCTGACCCCCATTCACGCACAGCGATATCGTGCGGAGCAATATGCTTGCCATAGGTATAGGGTTTATTCTTAACGATATTAACATAATGCTCGAGGCCTTCTTTGGACTTGTTGTAGCAATTTATCACGCGCACGGTGGTCCCGCAAATTTGATAAAATATGATACAGGTGTCGTCTCGCATCCCTATATCCCAACTTGTGTGTACTTTAAAAGAAGGCTCCCAAGGAACAACACCAATCTGACCCGCAATGCGCATCTTGTCGAGATACTTCAAGTAGAATGAACCTTCGACGCCCATTTCAAAACTACAATAGTATTCTTGCTGGATAAGATCCTCTGATATCAAACCTTCAGACCGCTCCTTTTCAATAAGCTCGTAGGGAATATGCCTCGTTTCATCAAGACCGATCTTATAACAGAACCAGTCTGTAGAGTTCTTAGCAATGTTATAGAGCTCCCAGAGATGGTTTTTGCCACGCGGGGTGGACTCGAAGATGGCCCAGCCGCCGTTTGCAACAAGGATAGGTCGTAAGTATTGATAGGCACGGGGATCCTGGAGGGCATACTCTGAAAATATCATGCCATGGGCGTTGGTACCTACCAGACTATCAACGTTATCGCTCCCCACAAATTGGATCAAGCTTCCATTTTTCATCCTAATCTTCATCTCTTGTGAGTTCATTGAGTCTACAAGCTCAGGTGGAATCATATCTAAGAACCTAATCCCATCATTCGTCACTGAGTCCCATATAACCTTTTTAGCCTGAGAATAGGTAGGGAAGATATAGAAATACACGGCAACTCGTCTAATGGCAGCGCGTATAAGTAGGTTCCAGCACACAAAATCCTTGCCCGACCTTCTGCCACTGATCCATAATATACGGTTGTAACCCTTATTCTCTAGAGCATCCGCAGGGGGGATTTGGTAATCCCGCAGCTTAAACTTCTTCAGTTTGATAATAGTTTCTATGCTAAGTTTTTCTTGCTGCGACATTACCACTCTCCCTAACGTATAAACTTAAGTAACTCTCATGCCACCTGGATTAACACCCATGTTGGGATCAACCTTTTTAGTGTCATCACAAATCATTGCTTCAGTTGTTAATAAGAGCCCTGAAATGGAAGCAGCATGCTGTAAGGCACAACGTACAACCTTTGCTGGATCAATAACACCATCAAGCATCATGTCACCGTACAGGCCCGATTTAGCATTAAAGCCAAAAGTAGATGATCCTTCTTTAAGGTTCATTTCTTTAACCATATTAATAATAACTGAAGCGTCATGCCCACCATTCTCAGCAATGGTTCTCATCGGAGCTTCTAGTGCCTTCATAACAATCTGAGCGCCAAAGAGTTCATCACCTGTCAGTTCAAGATCACGTACCGCCAGAGCTGCGCGTAATAAAGCGACACCGCCACCTGGAACAATACCTTCTTCAAGGGCTGCGCGCGTAGCATGTAACGCATCATCAATCCTGTCACGCTTCTCTTTCATCTCTAGTTCAGTAGCTGCGCCCACCTTAATGACGGCGACGCCACGTGAAAGCTTCGCGATACGCTCTTGTTGTTGGTTGCGATCATAGTCCGATTGCGCCTCTTCCTTGCGTGCCTTAATCAAGGCAACACGATTACTAATCTCTTCAATTGAGCCATTGCCATCAATGATCGTGCACGTGTCGCGCTTAATAATAACCTTCTTAGCTCCACCAAGGTCGGCGATTGCCGCAGTCTCTAATCTTCTTCCTGCGTCTTCTGTTATCACCGTAGCTCTAATGAGCACACCAATATCCGAAAGACACTCCCGTCGACTTTCACCAAATGACGGAGTACGAACCGCACAGACATTCAGGGTGCCCCGTAGCTTATTGATCACTAAGGCACTCAGTGCTTCTCCATCAACATCTTCAGCAATAATTAACAGAGGCACACCCATCTTCGATACATACTCAAGTATGGGCAATAAAGGCTTCACTGAAGAAATCTTAGCGTCTGTCACTAAAATAAGAGGATTATCTAACACAACCTGAGACTTCTCTTGATCTGTAATGAAGTACGAGCTGACATATCCTCTATCAAATTGCATACCATCAACAACATCAAGTTCAGATTCCATCCCTTGTGCCTCTTCAACGGTAATAACTCCATCACGGCCAACACGATCTATGGCCTCCGAAATCATTTGGCCAATAGAAACATCCGAGTTAGCTGAAATCGTTGCAACTGACTCAACGTCGTTTGCGTTAGCTATCGGTTTCGATAGTTTTCTAATTGATTCCACAGCCGCAACAACAGCCTTATCAATGCCCCGCTTAAGATCCATAGGGTTAGAACCAGCTGTAACATACTTATTGCCTTCTTTAAACAAAGCTTGAGCTAAAACTGTGGCCGTTGTAGTACCGTCACCTGCTATCGTCGCGGTCTTATTCGCTACATCGAGAACCATTTGTGCGCCCATATCCTCAAAAGGATCTTCAAGCGCAACCTCTTTCGCTACCGTTACACCATCTTTCGTGATAATCGGTGGACCGTACATTCTTTTAATAACTACGTTTCTCCCACAAGGGCCGAGAGTTGATTTAACGGTATTGGCAAGTATGTCGACGCCTATCGCAATCTTAGCGCGTGCATCAAGACCAAAAAGTATTTTCTTAGACATCTATTTCTTCCTTTTTAAGCGGAACTAAATCAGAGCTCGGGAGCTTCTCAACAATAATATACTGAGGGGCACTACTCAACGCAGTCTCTTCTTTCTTATTCAAGTTGGCATGATACGAATCCGCCTCCTTAAAATCATCTGCATACTGATGGAGCATATACTTCACGGCGTTAAAGTTGGCCTTATTCTCTACTGCCTTCCCCCACATCTTAAAGCCTAGCTTCCTCTGTACTACCTCTT